GAACTATATGCTAAAGCCAAATCTGGAGAGGTTAAAGGCTTCAGTATAGAAGGATATTTTGCAGACCGATATGAGATGAGCAAAGAAGCAGACCACAAAGCCAAAACGATACAAGCGCTAAAAGACCTTTTAAAATATGAAAACAAGTAGAACTGGAAGATTAGGAGGTAAACGTGCTTGTCTATGCAAAGATGGAACATACTCGCAAGATTGTTGTGATGGTGGCTTATGGGCGCAAGGCATAGGTAACATTACTGGCGAACAAGTAGAGGTGGGAGCATCAAAATATAAGATACAACATTGTAGCTCAAGTGTAGAAAGAAACATACATATTCACGAAGGCACTTTAGATATTGGAGCAGTATATTATTTAAGGTTTCATAATTCAAATTATGATGGATGTTATACGGTTTTAAGCACGATTAATAGTGGGGGGTTACATATTAATTCAGCAAGTTTGTATTCTGACTGTACAGATTGCCAAAACGCTAATTAACAAGCATTACAGGGCAAAAATGAAACAGATATATTAATATTTAGTTATTATAGTAGGTAACTATAAATAAATTAAAATGAACACAAACACAGTTTTGAATAAAGTAAGAGAACTTTTAGGAATGGAAGTTAAACTTGAACAACGTAAATTAGATGACGGGGTTACAGTTGTTGAGGCAGATGCTTTTGAGGCAGAAGCAGAGATTTTTATTGTAACAGAAGATGAGCAGAAAATTGCTTTGCCTGTTGGAGAATACAAACTTGAAGATGGAATGATGCTAATTGTAAAAGAAGAGGGCATCATATCTGAAATTAAAGAAGCAGAAGAGGCAGAAGAAGAAAAGGTAGAGGAAGAGGTTAAAGAAGAAGAGGAAGTTGTTGAGGAGGAAATGGCAGATGATAAACCTGTAAAGAAAACAGTTGAATCAATTGTTAAAGAAACATTCTTTACTGAAATTGAGGCTTTGAAAAAAGAAAACGAAGACCTTAAAGCAGAAGTTGAATTGTTATCTAAAAACAAAACTGAGGAAACTACTAACGAAGTAGAAAATAAAGAGGAAGTTGTTGAATTATCTGACGAAAAAACGGAAGAAGTAGAGGCAGCAACAAAGCCAATTACACACAATCCAGAGAATGTAGAACAAAAAGAGGTATTTAAGTTTAGCTCTAAAAGAAAGCGTTCTACAATGGATTCAATATTTGAAAAATTAAATAAATAAATTATATTATTATGGCAACAAGTGGTTCAATCACATCAATAACTACAACCTATGCAGGAGAATTTGCTGGGAAGTACGTGGCTGCTGCTCTTTTGAGCGCACCAACTATCGAAAAGGGTGGAGTAGAGATTCTACCTAACATTAAATTCAAACAAGTAATGCAAAAAATGGCATTAACTGACGTTCTTTCTGACGCATCTTGCGACTTTACAAGAACTGATGATGCTCTTACATTGACAGAGCGTGTACTTGAGGTTAAAGACCTACAAGTAAACCTTGAAGTTTGTAAGCTTGACTTCCACAATACGTGGCAAGGAATCGAGCAAGGGTATTCATCTTTTGATGTATTACCTAAATCTTTTGAAGATTACTTAATCGGATATGTAGCAGACAAAGTAGCTGCAAGAAATGAAGTTAATTTCTGGAGAGGAGATTCATCAACAAGTGGAGAGTACGATGGAATCGTTACTCAAGTAGCTTTAGATGCTGGTCTACCAGCAGCACAAGAAATCGCTGGAGTAGCAGCATCTGCGACTACAATTATAGACGAGCTTGGAAAAATTGTAGATGCAATTCCTACAAGCGTTTATGGTCGTGAGGATTTATTCATCTATCTTTCACAAGATATGGCTCGTGCTTATGTTCGTGCTTTGGGTGGATTTGGTTCTATTGCTAATAACGCTGGTGCTAATGGTGTTGACAATAAAGGAACACTTTGGTATGGTATGGGACAAGATTTAGCTTTTGACGGAGTTAAAATCTTTGTAGCAAATGGCTTGGCTGACGGAACTGCTATTGCAGCACAGAAGTCAAACTTGTTCTTTGGATGCTCTCTAAATTCAGACCTACAAGAAGTTAAGCTTTTAGATATGAGCGACCTTGATGGTTCAAATAATTGCCGAGTAATTATGAGAATGGCTTGTGGAGCGCAGTACGCAATCGTTGACGATATCGTAACTTACGGAATCACAAACGCTGCTAACTAATAGAAGATAAATTAACGAGAGGGTGTAAAAACCCTCTTTATTATAAACATTAAAAACTTTAAAATATGTCTTGCGAAATAAGTCACGGCAGAGTAGAGGAGTGCAAGGATTCGGTAAGCGGATTAAAGGCAATCTATATAATCAACTTTGACGATTTAAACGAAGATTCAGCAGTTTTTGATACTACAACAGACCAAGAAGACCAACTGGACACTTGGATACCTGTAGATACTGCAACTGCTTTGAATATTTACAAATACGAATTAAAATCAACGGCTAATGCCTTAAACACAACTATTAACGCTTCGAGAGATAATGGTACAACATTCTTTACTCAAGAATTGGTTGTTAATTTGAAGCGTCAAGACGTTGTAACACATAAGCAAGTGAAGCTACTTTCTTATGGCAGACCAAGAATTGTAGCAAGGTCAATGACAGACCAATTTTTCTTACTTGGATTTGCTCAAGGATGCGACGTAAGTGCTGGTACTATTGGGACAGGAGCTGCCTTAGGTGATTTCAACGGCTACCAATTGACCTTTACTGCTGAAGAGGAGTTACCACCACTATTCATTGATTGTAACAAAGAAGAAGACCCAACGACAGGTCTTGATGCAGTCTTTAACAATGGAACTGATGATGCGACTATAGTATCTAACTAAGATTCTTTCTTATATTCCTTTCATAACAAGAGGCACTTTTCGGAGTGCCTTTTTTATTGCTTTAAAAAAAAATTAAAAAAAGTTGCAAAATAATTTGTATAAACAAAAAAAGGTTTTATATTTGTATTAACAAATTAATTAATACTTAAAAAAACAGTTATGACAACAATTGAAAACATTGAAAACATCGAAACAAAGAACGGAATTAGTGTGAATCACATCCGTAAAAACCTAAACAACAAAAGAAACGTATACACATCAAAAAGATTTATGAATTCATTGTGTGAATTGGTTGAATTTTTAAATGAAAAAGAATTAACCGAAAACGAAGTTTCTTTTGTTATGCAACAATGCGGTGTAAATGTTCAAGATAGATACATGGCTATTGTTAAAATCGAAAATGGTTTTGATTACGATGCGGAAAGAAAAACAATGATATGGTATAAAGACCAATCAAACAATTTAAAATAACAACGAACACAAACAAAGACAAGGGAGTTAGCGCTCCCTTTTTTTATGTCCTTACATTTCAAAAGAGAAACAAAAAAACGCTATTTTAGTTATTATAATAGAGATGATTATATTACAAGAGATAGCAACACAACAAACATTTAGTTTCATACCAAGAAGCCAAACGTATGACGGTTTATTCATTACTGATGACCAAACGAATACAGAGGTACAGGTAACAATAGACGCAAACACGAATGGAGATTATTATGATACAATTAGTGCTATCTTTGATATTAAGCAAAATCACTTCTATGACCTTGTAATAAAAAACGGAACAGATATAGTACACAAGGATAGAATCTTTTGCACTAACCAACCTGTAGCAACTTATTCTGTAAACAACGGAGAGTTCACCAGTAGGGCATCAAACAATGAATTTATAATTTATGAGTAAAGACATTCACATATTAGAACTGGCAGCTTATGAGCAACCAGTTATCAAGGAAGCTAAAAGAGAAGATTGGGTGGAATTTGGACAAAGTAATGACTATTATTCTTTCTTGATAGATTGTTATACTAATAGTACCACGAATAACGCCATTATAAACAACGTAAGCCGTTTAATTTACGGAAAGGGGTTAAGTGCTACCAACGCATCTAAAAAGCCGTCTGAGTACGCTGCTATGATGTCGCTATTTAGCAAACAATCTGTAAGGCATTTATGTACTGACTTAAAAATGTTAGGTCAATGCGCTATGCAAGTCATTTATACAAAGGATAGAAAGAAAATAGCAGAGGTACATCATATACCTGTGCAACTTTTACGAGCCGAAAAGTGCAATGAAGAGGGAAAAATCGAGGGTTACTATTATTCAGATGACTGGTCTGATATAAAGAAATATCCACCAAAAAGAATTAGTGCCTTTGGTTGCTCAAATGACGATTTAGAGTTGTATATGGTTAAGCCATATAGTGTAGGATTAAAGTACTACGCTTTACCAGATTATGTTGGAGCAACACCATACTGCACTTTAGAGGAGTCAATATCTGAATACCTAATTAATGAGGTCAATAATGGATTCAGTTCACGAGCAGTAATCAATTTTAACAATGGTTCGCCAAGTGAGGAGCAGCAGCAGTTAATTAAATCAAAGGTATTAAACCAATTAACCGGCACGACAGGAGAGAAAGTTATAATTAGTTTCAATAACAATCAAGATAGTAAGACAACGGTTGATTCTATGCCTGTAAATGATGCTCCAGACCTTTACAATACTTTGACAGAAACCTGTTTAAGAAAGATAATGTTAGGGCATCAAATAACATCACCTCTTTTATTTGGTATAGCGTCACAAAATGGCTTTAGTTCAAATGCTGATGAGTTGAGAGATTCGTTTATTTTGTTTGAAAATATGGTAATTAGACCTTATAGAGAAATGCTTACAGATGCCTTTGACGAAATACTTGCGTTTAATGATATTACATTAAACCTATATTTTAAAACTTTAAAGCCTTTAGAATTTACTGATTTAGAGGGTGTAGAAGATGAGGAACAAAAGGAAGAGGAGACAGGTTTAGAATTAAACAAAGACTTTAGCGATTCAGAGGGTAATGAAATACTTAAGAATTTAGAAGGCGAGGAGATGAGTGATGTTTGGGAGTTAATAGAAGAGAGAGAATACGATGACGAAAACACGGATTTAGATGCTTGGATAGAACAAACAGAATCAAAGAATAAAAGCACCTTACAGAAGTTCGCAGATGTTATAAAAAGCTTTCCAAGTAGACAAAGCTATTTAGACAAATCAATCTATAAAGTAAGATACAGA